TGCTCCACCTACGCCATGGTTTACTGCAGCATCGAACACGAGATAATCGAGAGGTACAGGGAGCATATCGCATTTGCATTTATCCCAGTAATTAGCCTTATATATCGTCTTTGCTTCATCTACGGTAAGCTTTTTAATATCATTATGCCCTACGAGTCCTGCCCGATATGCTGTGCTTAGCGTCCCCTCTGTTATGCCATAATTTGTTTTACCACCTTTATCGCTGGGATGATCCGAATAGCCACCCTCTACGTTTAAAACTTTTTTAAAGCATTCTTCGAATCTGCTCAAGATTTATAATAACCTCCTCCCTGTCTGACAAATACCAAATCATTGCATAACTTCAATAAAAGTCTGTGGCTATTGCAATGCTCAAGAAGCCCGAAATAGGATTGAACGCTGGCATTGACCTTAGCAAAGTTTATTTCCCATCTTGCATAAGCTTTTTGAAGATGCTTTAGGCGCTTTTTCATTTTGAGTGCCGTCTTTTTGCGAAGCTTTTTATGAGTCGGCCATATCCGATATCCGCAAAAATCAATGCCTTGATTGGAAGTATCTATCGAAGTTTTATTGTTGAGAGTTAAATGTAATTTTTCTTCTACAAATACACTTATTTCATCCTTAATTTGCCTAAGATATCTCTTATCTGGATGCAATATGATCATGTCATCCATATACCTGGCATAATATCTGACTTTAAGTCGATGTTTTACGTGTTGGTCTAGCTCGTTTAAATAAAGATTTGCGAACATCTGACTAGTCAGATTCCCGATAGGCATTCCTATTCCGCTCATGCGCTCCTTCTCAAAATAATGATCGCCAAGCTGAATGCCGAATTTGCTTCTTTCCGTGCGAATAATAATTTCAAGTAACCATAGCAGATCTTTGTCGGCAATTATGCGACGCAAAATACTCATAAGTACGTCATGATCAACGCGATAAAAGTACTTGCTTATATCCAGTTTTAAGACATATATTTTGGCATGTCTTCGTGACAGATACCGCAACCAATATTGGAGCCTGTCTATCGCCCTATGTGCTCCATACCCTACCCTACAAGCATAGCTATCAATAATATACCTACGATCAAACAATGGATTTAAGATCCTGTATATCGCCCATTGAACAACGCGATCTCTAAATGGTAAGGCCATAATGAGCCTTTTCTTTGGGTCATGTACAAAGAATTCTTTGTACTTCCCTACTTTATATGTCTTGTGGACCAGATCACGTTGTATATCAATTAAATTTTCCTCTAGATTGTTGGTAAAATATAAAATCTCATTACGGTATCTTTTGCCTTTACGTGCTTCCAAATATGCGATAAATAGATTATCGAAATCATATATTTTTGAATAAAGCTCTTTAAGTCTTTTCATTACCGTCGTTCTCCATAAAAGATGCCGGGTGTAGCACCTTTCGCTTGCTTGAGCTACTAACTGCTTTCCCAGCAATTTAGTTTTTTGCCCAAATGGACAAGGAAGAAAGCCCCTTTACCCCTAAGTACTGACGGTAAGCCCTTGAGCTTACCGCTTCTGACAATAGGGCGAAGCCGGGCGAAACCCGATGTTGCCATTCACGTTCGAACGAGCGTTGTTCAGGTTCAAGTAGAACAGGCCCGCATTCGCACCATTGTTCCAATTGCCGCCACGAAGCGGGAAGACACCACGAATAACGGCTTTCTCCCTATGGAACTAATAAACTGATTTAAGCCAGCCTCCAATCATTTTCCCTATTTCTGTTGTCATCTTTGCCCAATTTTCATATTTCTTCATTGGCAAAAACTGGAGGTCTTTTGCAAGTCTTATATAGTAACGCAGCATCTGTAAGTTTACATCTGCTGTCTGTATAGCATTCTTCTTGTAATATTTTTTGTTAGCCATAACTATTGATTCTAAAAGATTAAACATGGCCTTTTTTGTTTCTGCGGCTAAAGTATGTCTTTCACTTTTCGGATATTGTCGCAAACAAATGTATCCATATTCGATCATGTCATAAGTTTTCTGCAAAATTTTTAGATCTTCTGCCAAAGCGCACCTCCAAAAAAGAGGACGGGCTATCGCCCGTCCAACAGATTACACTCTTCAGAACCCAGATTACCCAACAAAAGCCGGGCGAAACCCGATGTTGCCAGCCACGATCGAACGAGCGTTGTCCAGGATCAAGCAGAACAGGCCCGCATTCGCACCATGGATCCAATCGCCGCCACGAAGCGGGAAGCGCTCTCCATAGTTTCGTATGTAAAGAGCCCCTTTAGGATTTTGTGAATATGTCCCATCACTTAAGGTTATCGGTGCAATTGCTGCCTGCAGCATTGAAGCTGGAATGTTATAGCCTGATTTTTTAGTTAAATCTTTCCAATTGGCAAGTTGAAGATATCCGTATTCCCCATTATTCCCAACTGGTCCGGCATATTTTGTGATCTCATTGGAGATCACCGGATCGCCAATATCAGAACTAGGAGTACTTTCGTCTCCAGTGGCCGTTGAATCAAATTGTACCCCCGTATCGGGCCAACTAGTTTCAACAAGATTAAAATTATTATCTGATGTCATGTATATCTTGCCATCTACCAGTTTTAAACCGTCCACCCATTCCGAGACATTGCCAACAAGATCGGCAATGCCGGTAAACGTATTGTTATGCCTCCACGATGCAGGTCCAGAACCAGTTAACGTCCTTCCAGTTCCAGAAGTGGTACCAGGAGCAAGCCCATCAATTCTAGTCCCAGTTTCATACGTGGCCTCGTGTGATCTACCATAATTAGTATTGCCACGTGGCTGAAACTCGTTCTTTAGGCACCATAGAGCAATTGCTGCCCATTCCCAGTTGGTCATAAGATGCCACCCTGCACCCTTTGCAGTGCAGGCCGCTTTGGCATTGTCAAAATTGATATATACTGTTGGATCAACATGAGGGATCGAACAGGCGCGCCCATCGTATATTTTCGCCTGGAAGGCGCCTATGAATATCTCCGATTTTTCTACTCCTCCAACGATAAAAGCAGGATGCACGCCCGATCCGTAAATAGGATCAATATCCTGCAGATTAAATTTCGGTATCCTCACCATGTAGGATGGGAATCCTTTGTCATCATACAGAATAGTCATTTGCCCTCCAGTGGCGGCCTCGACTGATGCTCTTAATGTATCCTTAGTAAATATTACTGGCATTTTACGCTACCTCCTCTTCTTCTTTTTGATATTGCCACAAAACTAATTCCACCGATTCGAGATCAAGTGGAATTTTGTTCATGCTGTATATTGGGTTGCCCTCATCATCAAGCTCGTCGGTTTCTACAAGTTCATATTTTGCAGGTGGGATTATTATGGAAACGACATACGCATCGCCTAACCCAATAATCAGCTCTCCATTTTTCCTGCAAATATCTATAATTGTCTGGCTGTCTTTCTGCTCCTCCTCCAGGTCAATTTCTATATTTTCTACTGTTAATTTTGTCCCCTCTAAAGCTACTTCCGCATAAGGTCCAGGTTGGATTTTGGTAATTATCATCACATCACCCCCTATAAGCTGAACTTCTTCGCTGTCCAGCGCACCTTGACGTTATCGGCAGTGCCATTCAGGCAAATCTTAAAGCCATTTGATTGCCTTTCATCCGCATAAACATATCCAAGCTGAAACCCACCGCCTGTAAAATCATATACGTCAAGGTCGATGGCATAATTAGTATCAAGCATATTAAAAGGCAATGACACATATACGAATGGCGCACTTGTAAAAGACGTTGGAGCATTCGGTTCAAGTCTTCTTACATCAGTTAGTGTAACGTTGCTAATATATGGATCATTGGCTTCGGTATTGCCAGCAGGGACAGTTACACGATACAGCGGAATCCCGTTGGCTGGGACAGATTCATCCAACCCTGTGCAGAAAGCTTCCCATTTCGTAGCACCCATGGCAAGATATATATAACAGTATTTTGTCGTGCTAGATGAATTGCTTGGTATCGCAGCGCCATTTGTTTCTGCCTCGATTGGGATGATCATCCCACCTGCAAAGGCCTGCCCGCTCGCCAGATTGATATTTCTAGTTGCCGTGGCCGATTTTGTTATCGTACAACCCGAAATGATCCCCTTGTTTTCGATTATCACTGTGCCCGTTTGAAATCTCTTGGTTAAAGTCTTGACGATTTCTCTGTTCGCTAAACTCCCAAGATCCATTGCCTCCAATAGGGTACCCAAGATTGCATTTTGCATGTCAGGGCTAACGCCTTCTACCTGCTCCTGCAAATATGCAAGCATGTCTGCCAAAGTCGGTTTGTCACCTTTGGCATCATCAATTTCCGTTTCGCATCCAACCATGCGAGTGTCGAGATTCGAAAAATTGGCATCTATCTTATCGTATTTCTCGTTCCATGCACTCGGCACGGCCGGGAATGAATCCGGATGTCTGCCTATTGTGCTGTACGGTAATGCCATACATATTCACCTCCATTAAAATCTGATTTTAATTTCCACTTCATAGGTCTCGTCCGTATCTTTAATCTTTGGAGAAAAACACCTATAGCCTATTAAATACCCGCTTTCATCTAATAATCCCACCTCCGAAATCCTTGCACCAACAAGCTCATCTTTTTCGAGCCTCCCAGTTCCTGTAACGCTCATTGGATCTTCTTGCGTAACATTACTCAGCACTTTTCTAAGTCGTTCATGATACAAAGTTGTACGTGCTGGATCCATAGCTTTTGGTGTAAGATCTGCATTATGCCCACCATCGCCAAAAGCCATATATTTAACTTTCGGCAGTGCCGATCCGTCATACATGTGCTTTGCAAGTCTTTGACGAAATTGATTTATTATCACTGCTTCAGCCATCTTCCCACCTCCCTTCCTATAAATATGTTATCTTTGCCGAAGCCCTTGGCCCAGAATCACCGACATTCCAAGAGCCATCAACAAAAATGTTTTCATCATACCCGACAACCACGCCCCCTACCGGTGCCTGCGCATAGGTTGCGTAATTTACGAATCCAAATGCCTTCATGGGGTTTAAGCCTATATCCCAAGTCCCATCAACCAAGAGCCCTAATGGATGGCCCCCAATGACCCAAGAACCATCTACAAGTTGTCCATCTATTTTCGGTTCTACTACATCATTTGGTTTTTTGGCATACATCCATTCCCAAGATGTTTTATGGACTTCTTCCCATGACGGATTAAGCACCCCCGTGATGATGTTTTTTGTAATGTATTTTCGAGCTACGACATTAACCGTATTTGTATATCCGACCTGCCATGAGCCGTCAGCCCTCAAGGGGATACGATCATCTTCACGTAGATCCCAAGGGTGCCCTATTGAAACGATATGAGGGATAATCGTAAGAAATCCTTCTGCCATGCATGGATAAACGGTTTCTACTGGTTCAAAGAAGATAAGTTCCCCTACTTTCCACGAGCCGTCTGCGATGAGTTGTCCAGTAGTATCAATCGTGTATGGTTTCGGGTCTGGCCCAACGACCCATGAACCATCAACCATGAGCCTGCACCATGGATAGTATTTTTGAGCTTGCATGAGCATGTAAAATCTTGGCATTGTACATTTTACTAATATAGCCATATCCAGGTTTAGCTTCATGATATAAAACCAAATCGGCCATGCCCGTGCAGGTTTCATTTCTTCAATTGCCCATTTTATTTCGTTAAGCCATTCTGTTCTTGCTGCTTCGGCCAAGTCTAGCTTAACTGCGAATTGTGCCCAATGAGGAATATCAGGCCATCCAGACACATCATATGATCTTTGTATTATTTTTGGAGAATTGCCGGTTACTAACCACGTACCATCTACAAAAAGTATTCCAGCATCAAGATATGCCTGCCTGGCTTCGTGATATTCGATAATTTCAACGTTGCTATAACCTAAAACACCGAGTAATCCCAATATTCCTGCTTTTGTGCCTTTTATTTGATGCCATGCAACAAATTCTTTAATTAGCCCACGTTTAATTTCTGCAGCCCAATCGGGATCATATAAATCTACGTGAAATTGCCATGCCAATAAATCCAAAACCGAGTTAGGAAGTTCATCTATCCTTGGTATTATTAATGCGTACTTTATATCGCCTGTGGCTTCCCGTAACCCATGATCTATTGCCTCGGCAGCATTGGCAGCTGATTCATCTGTTTTTATGTTTTCAGGCAATATATCTAGCAAACTCAGCTCTTTAAGATTAATCATCTTCTAACCCGCCATAAATTATGTTGGTGGTTATATCCTTCGCCACTTGATATTGTTCAAGTTTCACGAATACAGGTTGTGTTATTTGCACTCGCTTAGCCCCTGCATTTATGATTTTCCTCGTCAGTTCAGACGGGTTTATATCTCTGCCGAGCTTTTCTTTCTGCCAAGCTTTGAACTGAGCAGTTGCGTCTTCTATGGCTGATTGGATGCTACTTGCCAGGGAGGCATCGTCTTTTCTTATGTAATAAGTAAAGTTAATCGAATAATTTACTACCGTCGGGGCATGAACGTAAACATAATCTGTCAGTGGCCTTTTATTATCAGCGGAACAAATGGCTTCCACGGCATCTAATATTTCTTGGCTTGGCAACTGCCCACCCTTCAGCAAGGGGCAAATATTGACTTGGCCCGGTGTCGGTGAATATACAGCCACATCAGCAATATCTTGGTGTGCTGTTAATGCCCAATATTCATATGCTCGATAAGGCCCAGCCGTAGAAAATGATTCTGGCACAAGTCTAATGCGCTCTCTAAAAGATTCATCGCCTTCAATATCAATCCCGCCTGATGTTTCCGTAATATTTCCGGCACTTGCTATGTATGGAATGGGATCAATAAGCCTTTTTATCTGCCCAGGCAAGTAGCCATTCCCCACCTCTCCAACTGTCATACATTCAGCTGGTACATCCACGCTCAATTGTCCTGCGGGTATTTCAGCATATGTCGTTGTAGCAAAAATAATTTCACTTGATTCTGCCCTGACCCTGGTCCCCTTGGGTATAGCTATAACATCCTGTCTGGCTTCAGATAAAGCGAACCTGATAGTTGTGGTGGCAGGCTTCGCAGATAGACGCTTTACGCCAAGTAATGCACCAATATGATCAAGGTAATCTCCTATTGAATAGGCAAGTAGGTTCTGTTTCGCTGAGAAATCAATCAAAGCCCTTTGCTGAATAATTATCGAGGCAATTGATAGTAAAAACAGCCTTACGGGATCGCCAGGAGCAAGCGTTCGACCAGCAAGGCTTTCATAAGCATTTATAATTTCGCTCTCTATAAGCTTTGCATCTTTTTCAGCAAATGTTATGTCTGGTAAATTATCAAGCATTTATCTCAATCCTCACTTTCGGCCTTAATATGCCGTCCATGCCATCTCCTTCGTATATAACCTCTACCACCCTGGCACGGGGTTCCCATCTGCGTATTGCTGTAATAATTTCAGCGGTCAGCTTAGCTTTGGCAATGGGCATGGGATCATCCAGCATTGTGGCGGACAGCCCGAATTCACGATCAAGAGGCACAGAATACTTCATGGTTGTGAGTATTGTTTTTACGTTTTGCAAGACTTCTTCTTCCAATGAGCCGGGGGCAAAATTTATCTGATTTATACTTTCTGCAGTTATTTCGTACATATCACACATACTCCTCCAGCTCAATATTCACTTCTGCCACCAGTACATTTCCCCTGTTATCTATCTGTTTATGTGTCCTCCTGAAATTCTTTATTGCCCAAAGATTTTCTCCATAGCTTTTCCCGCCGATCACAAGCGACACGGGGCTGCCTGAACGCTGAACCAGCCTTAGTTTTTCTATTTCCGACATAGGATTAATGCCCAAAGCTACATCGAAACGCATCGTAAAGGTTATCGTATCCAAATCCGGCCCCAAGAACTCGGTCTTAGGCTTCTGCAGATGGATCTCGTGTTTCCCTGTTCTAATTGAGGAAGTTTGCTCGAAATTATCAAACGTAAGGACCTTGTCGCTTGATACAGAAAAAACAATTATGTTATTCAGTTTTTCATCGCCTATTGCCCCAATCATCTATAACCACCTTCTATTGCGGAGGATCTGTTGGGCCGCCACTGTCATTCTCAGGATGTACGTGATTCTTTAGACTTATCCCGTCAGCTATTACATCTCCCGTGACGTTGACATTCCCGGTTGCAGCTATATTGACAGGACCATTCACATTTATGTTCACGGCTCCTGCCGGTACATTAACTGTCAGCAGGTGCTGCGCCCTGTCATATTCGATATATGTCCCGTCACCGAAAAGCATGGCTCGCTTGTCGTTGGTTTTGAGATCCGGTTCGTTGTTTGCAGAATATAAAGATCCCAAGACAAATCCGCTTGCGTTGCCTGTTGGCAAAAAGGCGCACAAAACATATTCGCCAATATCAGGCATCCAGTAAGCTCTATTCTTTAGCGTTTGGGTTTGGAGCACCGAAAGCTCGTAAGAAACTAAATTGTGTGCTTCAAAGACCACTCGTGCTGTTGCCTTTTCGGGGTATACAGCAGACACTTTGCCTACACGCAAGACGCCTTTTATGTTGTCCATCAATATCCCTCCAGCGTCTTGCGCAGCTCTAATTTTGTTTCATAAGCAGGTCCGGAGTGAGTAGCGCTCTCAATCGCATATTTGCCGTCAAACTTGCCGAAACCCGCCAAAGAAACGTTAACCCCGGCAATAAGCGTGGGGTTGCCAAATAGGGTCATACTTGCCGTATTTTCCGATGCGTTGGCCTTGCGCAGCTTCCTTTTGCACAGCTTTTCCGCTTCGGCTATGCTGCTTACCCTTTCGTTTATGACGAGAGTCTTTTTGCCCGGTGGAGAATTGGGCGGAGTAAAGGTATATGTTATCGGATCTTCCCATATAGTTGATTGATATTCGACCCTCGCGGCAGAATATATCTTTCGCATAGAAGACGAAAAGGAATAGGAGATGATGTCGGATGTGCCTCTTGTTATCGTTGCTATACTGGGGGCCGCATCGTATTTCTCGTCATCCAAAATTATGATTTTATCGCTTGATACCTTTAGCCTTAGTGCGGCCTTATCACACAACCCCTGAAGAAACGATAAATCGGCCTCCTCCGACTGCTCTATTCTGTCATATTCCGGGTCATAATCGCTATCGAACATAAGCTCAAGCTGTGCGTCTGTCGCGATGTCGCCGGCAATGGCAGACAGCATGGTATCTTCCCATGCTCTCGTCTTTGTCTCATCTACGAGCGAAGACCTAACCGGTACGGACACGCCTTTCAACGTCATGATATCCGGTGGCCCATCATAGGCTATCTCATCTATTTCAAAGGAACCTAACGGCAAAATGTGTGTAGTATTTGGGCTGTCCCAATCATAGACAATCAATGATGCCGTCAGTCTGGCGCCTTTTTGGGGATACCAGCCTGTACGCCATAATCCTTTCTTGTCGTCCAATACAACCTGCAAATCGTCTGCCTTTTGGTCAGAGTTATCCTGATACGAGAAACTAATAAGATAATCCTGGAGGTCAGCAGTGATGTTCACATTGTTATATGTCAGCGATAAAGTCGCACGCCTTAGCTTGCTCATGCTACGCGCCTCGCTTCCACGGGGGGAGCGTTTTGGGCAGTTCCACCTGAATATCCGGAATATTCAACACAACATCTGCAGGGAATACAACATAAAGCAAATAAGCAGGATTGGCATCCAGCAGCGTATGCATATATAATTCCGCACCTGACTGCTCGCCATAAACCTTATAAGCAATGTAATCCCATGTATCTCCCTGCACCGTTGTATATTTACGCATAGCTCAATCTCCCCTGCTGTGCCAGGAAGGCCTTAAGCCTGGCCTCAAATTCTTCCTGTGCCTTTCTTTCGGCTCTAAGCACTTCGCTCCTAATTTGCTCCGGGTTAACCCCGCCTTGCTCGTAAATGTTTATAACAGGCG